AGCCCAACGACACGGTCGTGGCGCGCTCGGGCGACGGCGGCAAGTTCGCTGCTGGGGGCAACGGCTCGATGATGTCCAACCGGGGTTCGGTACCGGCGCGTCCGGGCAAGACCACGGCCTACTAGCTGGTTGGGCTAGGTTACCACACTGGTAACATAGGAGAGATCTATGGCTAAGGGCATGCGGCCCCTGCGCGTCACCAAGTCGGTGCAGAACGTGAACCCTGTCCCGGTGCCGCGCGCCACCAACTTGATGAAGAACACTAACGCGATGCTGAAGCTCAAGCAGCCGAGGATCGCTGGCGCGCCCAAGATCAAGAGGACATTCGGATGAAGCCGGTCAAGGGCGCGAAGCCCCTCTCGTTCGGCAACAAGCCGGTGTTCCAGCATCCGGGCAAGGGCTCGCAGATGCTGCCGGGCCGTGGCGCGTTGCGGGGGCTATCTCAGATCCCCGGCGGTGCCGACATGGGCGATTACGCGAAGTTCACGCCGAGCGGAGCGAACGCGCCGGGCAGCTACGCCGATATTGAACACATGGCTGAACCCGAGGTATGACGGCGAGGTGAACGATCAAACGTCCAAGCTATCACTGGCGGCCAACGATCTTCGGGCGCATGCGCCCCCGGAATTGTGGACTGCCTTCCGTGTCGCTTTTAGTGAGTTCGCCGCTCGTCGCGTGATGTCCCTAGTCTCCGCTTCGCAGGACCAGATCCTGCAAGCGCAAGGCCGGGCACAGGACGCCAACGAGATCGCGGAGATCTTCAATAACTGCGCCGAGAAGGCCCGCCAGATCAAGGAGAGGAAGTAAACATGGCACAGGCCCCAAGCGCCGCACCTAAACCCGCCGCGCCGACGCCACCGCCACCCGGAACAGTAGCTGCCCAGCCCAACGTAATGCCTGCCAGCGTGCAGGCGTCGATCTCGCGCGCCGACCGATTGATTGCCGAGGAACAGGCCCGTCTGCGTGGCGATCCCGACGCGCCGCCGCCGCCGCAGGCACCGATCAAGCACGACATGCGGCCCACCACCGACCTGACGCGTGGCGTGGCCGACCCGACCCAGACGCCGCCAGCGCCACCCGCAGCGCCGCCCGACGCCAACGCGCCGCCTCCCGAGACGCCGCCTGCCCCTCCCGAGAACCTCAACCCTGAGCCGCCTGCCACCAGCGCAGCGCCGGGGTCCGAGGAGGCGAAGTGGGAACACGCCTACAAGTCGCTGAAGGGGCGCTACGACGGGCAGTTCCCGAAGTTGCATAACCAGATCGACGCAATGTCGAGCGAGATCCGGCGGCTGGTCAACGAGAACAGCAACCTGCAGCGCGCCGTCGTACCCGCCCAGCAGCTTCCGGTGAGCCACGCGCCGGGCACCAACGGCAACACACCCCCTCCCGGTGCCGGTGCGCTGTCGCAGGAGGAGATCGATGCGTTTGGGCCGGAACTGGTCGATATCATCCGGCGTGCCGCTCGCGCCGAGGCCGAGGTGCTGGTGCGGCAGGGCTTGGGTACGGTTGCTCAGCGGGTCGACCAGATGGGTGCCGACGCCGACGCCCAGAAGCTTCAGGGCATGATCGATTTCATGATTGATCACGTACCCAACTTCGTTCAGTTGAATAACGACCCTACCCTGCTTGCTTGGTTGGCCTTGCCCGACCCCGTGAGTGGTGCTAATCGTCAGCAGTTGTTGTCGCAAGCATGGGAGCGCCGAGAGCCCTCCAGAGTGCTGGCGATCTTCAACAGCTATCTCGCCTCAGGCGACGCCTCCCAGCGTCCTCAGGGCGGTCAGCCGCCTCCGGTAGTTCCCGCCGTGGTCCCTACAACCCCGGCCCCGAGCCAACGGATACCGCTGGTCACTCTTGCAGCACCGGGGAGGGCAGCTACTGCAGCGCCGACCGTTGGCGGCCCTGTCGAGCAAAAATCCACTTGGACCAAGGCCCAGATCGCCCAGTTCTACGCGCAGGCTAACCGTGGCTACTATCGCGGGAAGCAGGCCGAGAAGGACGCCATTGAGGCGGATCTTTTCTCTGCACAACTGGAAGGGAGGGTCATCGACTAATGCAGCACGCGCCCTCGTGAAGGTGCGCAGGGAGATAGCCCATGCCTCGTCCGTTTATTCCGCTCGCCAAGCTGGACCCGGCGGTTGCCGTGTTCGGTGAGATCGATCCCGGCCTTGTGCGCAACCACAAGGTCGAGCTTTCGAGCAGCACCGCCTTCATCGTCGGCAATGCCGGTTCCGGCACCACGCCGCCGATCTATCCGGCGGGCTCGTTCCAGCCTGCGCCTGCCTATTCGGGCACGTTCATCCCCGAGATCTGGTCAGGCAAGCTGATCGAGAAGTTCTACGCCGCGACCGTCCTCGCCGCGATTTCGAACACCGCCTACGAAGGCGAGATCTCGGGTCAAGGCGACAAGGTCCACATCCGCACCAAGCCGACCATCGCTATCCGCGATTACCTCGTCGGCGGCGATCTGTCGGTTGATCGACCGGCGTCGAACATCGTCGATCTCAGCATCGACAAGGCGAAATACTTCAACACGATCCTCGACGACATCATGAAGGTCCAGTCCGACATCAACCTGATGTCGATCTGGTCGGACGACGCCGCGCAGCAGATGAAGATCATCATCGACACCGACGTGCTGGCGGGCATCATCAACCAGTCCTCGGCGCTCAACCGGGGCCTGACTGCGGGTGCCATCTCTGCGGTGATCAACCTCGGCGCAACCGTCACCACGCCGCTCACCGTCGTGCCGAACCTCGCCAACCCGCCGGTTGCGGGCACCGTGACGATCCTTGAAGTCATGATGCGGCTGGGGCAGGCGCTCGACGAGCAGAACATCCCCGAAGATGGCCGCTGGATCGTGATGCCTGCGTGGGCGTCGGCCATGGTCAAGAAGTCGGAACTGCGGCAGGCGTACCTGTCGGGCGACAGCGTCTCGATGCTGCGCAACGGCCAGTTGGGCATGGTCGACCGCTTCATGGTCTACACGTCCAACCTGTTGCCGCACGGCACTGCAGTCGGCCTCGCTGCTTCCGAGTGGGTGATCTACGCCGGTCACGCGCACGGCCTGACGTTCGCGTCGCAGATGACCAACGTCGAGACGCTGCGCTCCGAGCGTACCTTCGGTCAGTTGTTTCGTGGCCTTCAGGTCTACGGCTACAAGGTGATCGACGGCAAGGCGCTGGCGCAGGCTATCGTCATTCCCGGCTGACCTCTCACTGCTGGGTTTCACGGGTGTGTGGTCGGGGTTACCTTCGTGGTAATCTCCGACCACATGCTTGTGTGGAGCGTAAGCTAGATCGAGAGGTCAGGTGATGGCCGGTTATTTAACTGTCGGTGACGTGGTCACCCAGATCCGGGGCATCCTTCAGGATGACAGCGGAGAACGGTGGCCCGATGCCAAGGTCTACCAGTCGCTCAACATGGGCATGCTGGAAGCCCGTCGGCTGCGGCCCGACATGTTCAGGGGCGTCCTTGACAACATCCCCCAGTACGATCCTGCCAGTGACGGGGGCACGTTCATCTATCTGGAACAGCAATACGTCCCGGCTCTGGTGATCTATACTGCAGGCATGTTGCAGGCGTTCGACATCGAGGGCGTCGAGGATACGCGCGCTGCCGCGATGCTGAGTACCTTCACGGCCAAGATGATCACTGGGGGTGCCTGATGGCGTTGCGACCTGTCCCGTTCCCGCCGCCCTACCCCAGCGCAGGGGCGACGCGCATGATGGAGAACGTGCGCGGCAAGGTGCTGGGCGTGGCTGTGCTGACGGCGCAGGCCGAGCTATTCAGCGTCGAGCGCGACTTCTGCGACTTCACCAATGTGTGGCAGGAGGACATCGACGTGCCCGTCACGGTGGGCGTGACGACCTACCAGATCAGCCCTGCCCTGCTGCCGCCGATACCCCCTGCCGTCACGCCGACGCTGCCCAATGGCAAGATCAAGAGGTTGTTGAACTTTTACAATTCCACCGACCCCCAGAAGCAGTACGTCGGTAACCCGACGATGCGGATCCCCGGTGTGCTGGTGCTGGCGCACCCACCCACGGCGGATGCCCTGATGGTGGCGACGGTTGCCAAGGTGCCGGTCGACCCGACTGATGGGCAGGATATGCCGATCATCGACGACTGGATCATGGAGACCTACTACGACGCGTTCCAGAATGGCCTCCTTGGGCGGCTCCACCTGTCGGTGTCGAAGCCGTACTTCAACAAGGAAGCCGGGGCGTTCCACTGGAAGCTCTACAACAAGGCGCGGGCCGAGGCGCGGGTCGACGTGATGCACGCCAACCTGCACGGCGCGCAGGCATGGCGCTTTCCGCAGAGTTTTGCCGCGACGCGGCCCCAGCGCGGCGTCTGAGGAGATCAAGATGGCCGTACCTCCTCGCCCGCCGCTGCGGCCCTTGAGCCGCAACATCAACCGGGTGCCGCCGCCGAGCGATCCACGCGCACTGGAAGCGACGCCCTTCGCGGTGCTTTCGACGGCTCCCCTGATCGAGCATCTGTTCGTCTCGACTAAGGATCCGGGGATCGACAGCACGCTGGTGCAGCCGAACAACTGGAACGACGCGCACTCCATGAAGCTGCCTGCATCGTCCGTTGTCGGGCGTGACAGCACGGGTGCTGGCCCTGCCCAGTGCCTGCCGATTGACGCCTCGGGGACGGGCGACGCCCTCCACATTCCGACGACGGAATACATTCAGCAGTTGATCGACGATGCCGTGGCGGGGCTGGGTTCGTTCGAAGTGGGCGACATCTGCGCCTCGATCCGGGCAACCAAAGTGGGCTGGATGCTGCTCGACGGATCGACGATTGGACCCACTATCTCGTCGGCGTTCCATGCCGATGACCAGCTTCATGACCTGTTCATCATGCTCTGGCATCTCAACGGCGACACGTGGCCGGTCACTCCCAACCGGGGTACCAGCGCCGAGTTTGCTTGGGCGAACAACTACATCATGGCTTTGCCCGATGCGCGCGGTCGCGTAGTGGGTATGCCTACGAGCGGTACGACGGTTAATCTTCTGCTCGACAAGATGGGCGTCGGGGTGGGCGAGGAGAAGCACACCCTGCAGAACGACGAACTGCCTACACACGCGCATCCCACTGGCTCGGTGGTTCCGGGGTTCCAAGGCAACAGCAGTGCCGGTGGTCCGCTCAACTTTATGGTCAACGGCACGGGTGGGGCGACGGGCAACATCGGCCTCTACGTGCCACACAACAACGTGCAGCCGACCATCGGCGCGAACCTGTTCATTAAGTTTTAGTTATTTAGGAAGTTAAACATGGCTAAAACCAAAGCAGAAGCGAACTTCAGGGAAGCCGCACGCCAACAGGAGGCCAAGGGTGCACCTCTGCCTACGACGCCTCCTGAGGAGCCCGATACACGCCCACCGCTCAGCCCGAGCGCGCAGGCGCGTCTCGATGCTGAGATGAAGATGGGTGCACAGCGCGTTGCCGAGACTAACGAAGAACATCGTCGGGTGCGGGAGCTTGCTCTCAAGGTTCGCGCGAACGCCTTGGAGAAGGGCGAAACGTCAGCCGACGATCTGTCGTAGGGTTACCACGGTGGTAAGAAATGGTCGCGATCAGGCTCCAGCAGTTCCAAGGGATGACGCCAGCAGTCGATGAAAAGCTGCTGCCGGATAACACTGGGTCGTGGGCGGTCAATACGTGGTTGTTCGACGGCAAGCTGCTGGGGTTTCGGGAACCCTTAGTCGTACATAACCTCTTAAATACTGCGGCACGTAGCGTGTTTCGTGTGCCCAAGGACTTTGCCAATACGTTTTCGCTGGTCGACAGTTACTGGCTGGAGTTCTTGTCGGTCCATACGACAGTGGTGCGCAGCCCTAATACCCAGCGCACTGATCAAACGTATTACTGGTGCGACGGCCTCACGCCTCCAATGATGACTTCGCACTCGCGGATCGTGGCAAACAATACTGCTCCGACGGTGGGTCTCTCGCCGCCCCTCTTGATGGGTATTCCGAGCCCACCTAACGCGCCTGTCGTCACGCCCAATTCCGGCTTCAGCACGCTGCTGCTGTCGCGCTCCTACACCTACACGTGGGTGTCTAGTTTTGGCGAGGAGGGTGCGCCTGCGCCGCCGTCGCCTGTGTTTACCGAGCCCGCCGATAGCACGTTCGATCTCGTGATCACCGTGCCGTCGCCTGCGACCATGGCGAACCGAAGCCTGACGCATACGCGTGTCTATCGCACGATCACCAGCGATCAGGGCAACGCCGAGTTCTACTTCGTTGCTGAGCTTCCGATTGCCACGACGGCGTATCACGACGCAGCGCCCAACGACGTGATCGTGCTTAACGAGCAGATGACCTCGCAGACGTTCGATCCTCCTCCCGAGGATCTGGTCGGCATGGTGAGCCTGCCCAACGGCATGGTGGCGGGGTGGCGTGAAAACCAGATCTGGTTCTGCGAGCCCTACCAGCTTCACGCGTGGCCGTTCAAATACATGATCGGTGTGGACTACCCGATTGTTGGGCTTGGCGTGATCGGCCAGACGCTGATCGCCTGCACGACGACGAAGCCTTATGCTGTGACTGGTACAATGCCTGACCAAATGGCGCAGGCAGCGATCCCCCTGCCTGAGCCGTGTACGTCGCAGGGCTCCATCGTCTCGACCGAGTTGGGTGTCTACTACTGCTCGCCGTCGGGGCTGGTGATGATCTCGGCGGGCTCGGGCACGGTCGTGACTGCCAAGATACTCGCCAAGGATGATTGGCAGACGTTGCTCAACATCAGGAACCTGCGGGCGGCGATGTTGCTGGGCACGTACTATGCGTTCTCGACGCAGGATGAAGGGTGCTTCGAAAAGACGGCGTTCGAAAATAGTGCTTTCGAGATGCACGACTTCACGGGCACCCGCAACGGCTGCTTCGTCGAGCCTCGGGGAGCGCCGACCAACTTCACGCTGCTGCAGCACGAGCAGCCCACCTACAACGTGATCTCCGACATCTGGACTGGCGAGGTGATGATCATCCGCGACGAGAAGGTTCAGCAGGTTACGATTACCCACACGACTGCTGAGGGGGATTACTTCTGGCGCAGCAAATTGTTCCAGATGGGTAACAAACAAAACCTGTCGGCGGTTAAGTGCTTTTACCAGTTACCTATGGAGGTTTTGCCTGCCGATGCCGGGACGCGCTTCAAGGTCTTTGCTGACGGTGTGCTGATCGAGGATCGCATGCTGCCTGCGTCGGGCAAGATGTTTCGCCTGCCCAACGGCTACACGGCGGACACCTATCAGTTTGAGCTATCGGGCAACCTCCGCATCGAGAACATCCAGATCGCGACTTCGCCCAAAGAACTACGTCAGGTGTAGCGGTGGCTGCCCCTCCTAAAAAACCGCTTATATTTTCCGAGATCCCAGTCCCGCAGGAGGATCTGCGCTCGCTGATGCACTCGGTCGCCGCGATCAAGGAGAACCTTGAGACGGTGACCGGCGAGAAGGGTACCGGCGGCTGGGGCACCCAGACCCACATCTCCGACGATGCGCCCAAGGCGCGCCTCGATGGCGACCGCTGGTACAAGCCTGCTCGCCTGCCGGACGAAGTCCCGGTCGAGAGCATCTGGCGCAAGGGCAAGTGGGAGGTCACCGCCAGCGGTGGCAGCGGTGGCGGCACGCCGGGTCCGCCGGGCAGCCCCGGCCCGCCCGGCCCTGCTGGCCCTGCTGGCC